CAGGATCAAGTTCTGGTCCAGTTTTAAGATTAAATAGAAATTCTGGTTCACCAGCAGACCACGATTTAATAGGACAGATAGATTTTGGGGGTCGTAACGATAACTCCGAAGATGTGGTTTATGCAAAAATGTATGGTTCTCCTAAAGACGTTTCTGATGGCACTGAAGATGGCGGATTTTTTCTTAATACAATCTTGGCAGGATCTGAAGTTAATCGTATGGGAATGAGCAGTTCACAGACTGTATTTAATGATGACTCAAATGACTTAGACTTCCGAGTAGAAGGTAATGGTGATTCCTATCTTATCTTTGCTGATGCTAACAACGATAGAGTTTACATGGGTTATTATACTGGAGCTGATGTTACAGATGCTTGTATAATTCAAAGCACAGATCAAAACGAAGAAGTTACAAAATTTTTTGCATCTAGTGGTACCTATGCAGAAGATGTAATTCACGGAGACTGCACAAGAGCTGCAACATCATCTTATAATTTAATAAGAATGACATCTAATGGAAACAATGATTCCGAGATGATTTGTGATGGAGCTGGTAGGTTAGCTGTTGATGGAGACTTAGTAAGTGGAGGTGCTGACTATGCAGAATTTTTTGAATGGAAAGATGGAAACTCGTCCAGTGAAGATAGAGTTGGATATTCAGTTGTATTAGATAGTAATAAAATTGTAAAAGCAACAGATAGTGACGATGCTTCTAAAATAATAGGCGTTATATCTGGTGTTCCAGCAGTAGTTGGAGATGGAGACATTGAAAGATGGAAACAAAAATATTTAAAAGATGATTATGGTAGAGAAATTTTGGAGGAATACACGATCACTGAATGGCAAGAAGAACAAACAAACGTCAAAGGTGATAAAAACATGGTTACAGTTTTTTATGAAACTGACAAAATTCCTGATAATGTTACACCTCCTAGTGACGCTGTTGTTAAATCCACAGAAATAGACGGATCAACAAAACTAAAACGAAAAAAATTAAATCCAGCTTGGGATAATTCACAAACTTATGTATCAAGAAAAGATAGAAAGGAATGGGATACTGTTGGTCTTATGGGTAAACTTAAGGTACGCAAAGGACAACCAACAGGAACAAATTGGATTAAAATGAGAGACATCTCAGACACAGTAGAGGAATGGTTAGTTAGATAATGTTTGGCGTTCGCTCATTTGCAGCAACAACGTTTGCCAGCACAGGTAATGATGAAAACTTCATTATTATATCTGGTAATCAGGTAACTGCATCTATAGGCGACGTTACTATTGCAGGTGTTGCCGAGCATGAGGTATCGGGCAACGCGATTACAGGCTCTACAGGTTCTGTAACGGTAACAGCGGGTGCAGTCGTAACTGTTGATGGCAGTGCGGTTACAGCATCAATTGGTGACGTAACACTTAGTGGAGCTGCAAACTTCTCTGTTACCGGTAATCAGGTTACTATTTCTGTTGGTGACGTTACAACGACAGCGGCAGCTACGGCAGAGCCGAGCGGGTCTGTTGCGGGCACAATTGCCACTGGAACAGTCACAATTACAGCGGATTGTGTGGTAATACCTACAGGTAGCTCAATCACAGTTCAGACAACAAGCGCTGGTGTGGTCACTTGGAACGATATAAATGTTAACGCAAGTCAAACATGGACAGACGTTGCAGCATAAGGTATAAGTAATTATGGCATCATCATTTTCTACATCACTAAAACTTGAAAAAATGACCACCGGTGAAAAGGCTGGTCTTTGGGGCACAACCACAAACACTAATCTGGACATGGTTGAGCAAGCCATTGGTGGTTATATTGAGCTTAGTTTGGCATCAGGCAATCAGACACCAGCTATTAGTGATGGTGCAGTTTCTGATGGTCGTAATAAAGTTATAAAACTGACAGGGTCCTTAACTGCAAATAGAAGTTTAATATTTCCAGACTCTTGCGAAAAAACATATCTTGTGATTGATGGCACGACAAGAACAACAAATCATTACACAATAACAATTAAAACAAGTTCTGGCACAGGTGTAGCTATGCCTGTTGGGTCTACTATGCTTGTCATTGTAGATGGCACAAATGTCATTACAGGTATTACACAAAAAGGTTATGTCACCACAACAGGTGCATACACAGCTGTAAACGGTGATCAAGTGATTGTAGATACAAGTGCAGCTGCTGTAACAGTTACATTACCTGCGAGTCCAGCTGTTGGTAACGAAGTGCATTTTCTAGATGGTAAACTTAGTTTTAATTCTAACAATTTGACTATCGCCAGGAACAGTCAACCAATACAAGGTTCAGCTAGTGATTTAACTGTCAACACAAACGGACAGAGCTTTACGCTTGTGTACGCAAATTCAACAAAAGGTTGGGTAAAGAAGCATTTTGCTGGAACGTAAGAGGTTTACATGGCTCTTATTAACTTAGACATTATACCAGGTATAGATAAACAAAACACAACCAAGGGTGCAGAGCGTCGTTGGATAGACAGCGACAACGTTCGTTTTAGATACGGACTACCAGAAAAAGTGGGTGGATGGTCCTCCCTTGTTGACAAAAGCATTGTTGGTGTTGTTAGAGCACAACACCCTTTTTTAGATAAAGATGGAAATAGATACATCGCTCTTGGTACAGATAAGTTTTTACTTTTATATTTTGAAGGACAATTATTTGACATATCCCCTTTGGACTCATCTCGTAGACAAACAAGTTGCACTTTAGCAACCACAGATGAGTCCAGCTCTGTTACCATAACAACAGGTTCGGCTCATGGTTTAGCGGCTGAAGATATTATTTTACTTGACTCGGTAACCTTGCCTAGCGGAACGGGGCTTAGCGCTTCAAACTTTGAAGATCAATCTTTTATGGTTGTAACTGTTCCAAGTTCTACAACATTTACTATTCAATCAACAAACAAAACAACTCTAGCTGCGGCTGCTGCAACTGGAACGGTATCTACAGGCGGATCAACAACTGTTGAGTTCTACACAAAAGTTGGTCCACAAAAACAAACATACGGATATGGATGGGGAGTTGGTCCATGGGGCGGAACACTTTCAACTGCAGCTACATCTACAATTAACGAAGGTGGTACGTTTAGTGATAGTGATACAACTTTAACTTTGACTAGTGGTTCTGCTTTTCCAAGCTCTGGCACGATAGCCATTGGATCAGAACTAATTACATACACGGGTAAATCTACTAATGACTTAACAGGTCTTACAAGAGGGGCTCTCGGCACATCTGCTGCAGCTCACTCAAATGGTGCCACTGTAACAGACGCAACGGACTTTAGTGGATGGGGCACAGCTTTACCTGCAAACCAAACAACCTTAGAACCGGGGCTTTGGTCACTTGATAACTTTGGTGAAGTTTTGGTTGCAACAATTGCAAATGGTGAAACATTTACATGGAATGCTGCGGCTGCTCAAAGACTAGAAGTTAGAGCCTCTAAAACAACTAGTGGTTTTGCAACTGGCAGTAATCCAACAGCATCTAGATTAACTCTTATATCACCAACAACTAGACACTTGATACACTTTGGAACAGAGACAACTATTGGTACGTCTACTACACAAGATGATATGTTTATACGTTTTTCATCACAAGAAGATATTAATACATTTACACCGACCTCCACCAACACAGCAGGCACACAAAGATTACAGGATGGCACAAAAATTGTTGGAGCATTAAAAGCAAAAGAAAATATTTTAGTATTTACCGACAACGCTGTGTATGTCATGAAATTTGTTGGATCACCCTTTGTGTTTGGTTTTGAACAAGTAGGCACAAACTGTGGACTTGTTGGTAAAAACGCTGCGATTGAAGTTGATGGTGTTGCATATTGGATGAGCACAAAAGGTTTCTTCGCATTTGACGGTACAGTTAAAACGTTGCCATGTTCTGTAGAGGACGAGGTGTTTGATAATTTTGACAATACAAAAGGTCAACAAGTTTTTGCAGGACTAAATAATTTATTTTCTGAAATAGTTTGGTGGTATCCAGCTAATAGTGATTTTAATAACAAAGGTGTTTTGTATAACTATGCAGAGTCTGCACAGATACCTGGCGGTATTTGGTCTCTATCAACAGAGTCAAGATCTTCTTGGATTGACTCTGGTATTTATCAAAAACCATATGCAACTAAGTTTGACACAAGTTTATCAGGAACTTTTCCAGTTATACTTGGTCAAAGCGGTTTGGGACAAACTAAATATTTTGAACACGAAGTTGGCACTGATCAAACAAACGAAGACGGCACGGTTACAACCGTTACTTCTTTCATACAATCTTATGATTTTGACATACAAGGTGAGGCAAGTGCTGGCGATAATTTTTTATCTGTTAGTAGATTTATACCTGACTTTAAAACTATACAAGGAACAGCTGACGTTACAGTGAACATAAAAGATTTTCCAACTAGCTCTGATACTGCATCAGAGACAACACCTTTTTCTATAACATCATCAACAACAAAAATAGATACACGTGCACGTGGTCGTTATGTAAATGTAAAGATAGCAAATGCAAACGCGAACGAGGCATGGCGTTACGGAACTTTTATGCTTGATGTAAAACCAGATGGAGCAAGAGGTGGCTAAGATAGTAGTTAGAGTTACAGAGCCAGCATCAGAGTATGATCAGTCAAATCAAAGACAGATCAACAGATCAACTAGTTCTATTGTTGAACAATTAAACTCGTCTTTTCAACAAGACCTAAAAGACGAACTAGAAAGGTTTATATGGTTCTATGGCCAATAGTTTTTTAAATAAAAAAGTCGATCTTACAACCACTGATTTGACGGTGCTGTACACGGTGCCTGCAGAGACAACAGGTCTTGTCAAGTCAATACTAGTTTCTAACGATGATGCTAGTAATGCGTGTGAAATTACAGTCACACTGGTAAATTCAGGTGGCACGATATTTAGTCTGTTTAAGCAGAAGGACATAGCTGCTAAAACAACAACCGAGCTTTTGACTCAACCTTTAGTCGCGGAGGAGTCTGAGGTAATTAAAGTGCAAGCAGAGAATGCCAATGATTTACATGTGGTGTTATCTGTATTAGAAATAACAAGAGACTAGGAGGAAACATGGCTTTTGAAGAACCAGGTTCAGTAGCATACTTATACGAGGGCGATAAGAAAATAGCTCAAATAAAGGTTGATACGACCGTTGTACTAAAAAACATAAAGACAGGCAAAGAATACAATTCTGATGCTGAGGGTGACGCTGATGTCGATAACCCAGATACTGACACAAAAAGAGAAGATATCTCTAGAAGTGTCTATATAAAGGTAGCAAAAATGCCAGCTATGGGCTCGGAATCATAGTTGCGTTTTATGGTAAAAGGCGGTAAATTAAGAAAAAACAAAGAGCTTATTTCAAGCATGGCTCACTTGCGCACTCACATTGATTATAGGATTATTAAATAATGCAACAAGGTATTGGAAATTTAGCACAAAGACCAGAGTTTGGACTAGGTGATTTTGTCAGTGATGTATTTAAGCCGGTAAGAAACGTAGTTAACAAAGTGGTTCCAAGAGAGCTAAAACCAATCTTACCTGTGGTTGCTGCCGCTTTTCTTGGTCCGGCTGTTGGCAGTATGTTTGGAGGTTTGGCGGCATCCTCACCAGCTCTTGCTGCAGCTTTGGGTGCGGGTACAACTAGTGCTCTTACACAAGCTATAACTGGATCAGGTCAAATAGATCCAACAAGCACATTACTATCAGCAGGTATAGGTGGTATTCAAGGAGCTAGAATACCTGGTGGTGATAGATTTCAAACACAAGCTGGGCCAACAATGCCAGGTCAGGGTGGAACAGGTTTAATGCCAGGTCAAGGACCAAATGTGGGAAGAACAGTATTTGCTCAACCAGGGACAGAAGCTTATAAATCAGCCATGGATCAATCTGGTTTTTTTGACCAAGCTTTAATGAAAGCAAAAGAGTATACCGGTAGTCTTGAAGTAAACCCTCTTGGACAATTTAAAACTGCCTCCGGTAATATTTATGAAAGAGGACCAGAAAGTTTCTTAAAAGGAGCAGCTACATTTAGTTTACCGTACACGGCAAAAGCCGAAGCAGAAGAAGCAATAGATTTAGAAAAAGCAGAAGGTTTAGCAAACATGGAATTAGAAGATCGAAAAAGAAAAGACAAAAAGATTTATATAGACTTTGTCATGAGAGCAGGGTTTACAAGAGAAGAAGCAGAGAGAATGGCCGAAGGAGCAGGATACGAGGAGGGTGGTAAGGTTATGTTGGCATCTGATCCAGATCCAGCTGATGAAAGAAATACCATGAGAGAAAACTTTGCACCAAGACTTTTCAAAGGGAGAACTTTAGATCAATTAAGTGATGATGAGATTATAGAGTTAGATGACGCAATAGAAGAGATGACAAAAAAAGAAAAAAAAGAAAAACGTATGACAGCGCAAGAAGGAGACTTTGTGAGCGGCATAGAGGCAATATTAAATCTTCCTAATATAACTCCAACAAAAAGACCAGATACTGAAATGGATGAAGAGGACGAGGTAGATGCTTTTTCTGAAAGAATGGAAAGATTAGGAGAAGACAAATTTGTTTCTAGTGGAGATACAATGAAAATTCTAAGGTTCTTTTCTAAAAACCCAGATGCAGAACAACAGTATAGTGGACAGCTTAAAGATTATATAGAGCAAGGCAAAGGTTCTAATGCTTTCTTTGACTCAGTGTTAGGTTCAAATTTTAGTGAAGGAGGCAAGGTCCCAGGTCTACCAGCAGGAAAACAGGTTGACGCCAGAGAAGGAATGTTTATACCTATGGGAGGGGCTAAGAGAGCCGACGATGTGCCAGCAATGCTATCGGTCAACGAGTTCGTACTAAACGATAATGCAGTGGCAGGACTTGGTAAGATGCTAACAGGCACACCTGACCCAAGGGCCGGGGCTCGTGCACTGTATAAAATACAAGATCAATTGGAGGCGATGGTCGTATAATGACAACTGTAACTAATATAACAAGATCAGAGTTTAGACCATCAATAGCAGGAGCAGCTGATGCCTTTACCGCTAGACTATTACCAGGTATAAACCCATCACAAGCAATTGATACAGGTGCGTTTGCACCATCAGTTGCTGGAGTAACAGCTGCACAAAAAGCTGCACAACAAATGGCAGCAACACAAGCAGGGCTTGGTGCTTTAACTTTTGACCCTGCATCGGGAACTATTACAGATGTTGGACCAGGCACAGGACTTGCAGGCTTTGAACCTTTCTTACAACAAGCTTCTACTCTTGCAGATGCAGGTGTGAGCGCAGCTTTACTAGGACAAGGCGTGGGTCGTGCAGACATAGACGCGGCTCGTGGATTGGTTGGACCAGGACAAACAATGCAGTTTATGTCACCATTCCAAGAACAAGTTATTGATGCAACCAAAGCATCGTTTGAAAATAAAAGATTACAAGAAAGACAAAAGATAGCTGATGCAGCGATAGCTGCGGGAGCTTTTGGTGGAGGCCGTGAGGGTGTGCAACGTGGTGTGTTTGATGCACAAACTAATTTAGGTCTTGCAGAGTTAGAAGCTAATCTAAGAGCACAAGGACTACAGCAAGCACAAGCGCAACAAGCACAGGCGATCAGTCAGTTTGGTGCGTTGAGTGGATTAGAACAAGCACAAGCAACACAGAACTTAGCACTACTTGGACAAGCGGGTGGTGTGCAATCAGGACTTGCATCACTACAACCACAACTAGTGGCAGGAAGTATTGGAGACCTATCGACTATCGGACAACAGTCACAAGCGCTCAACCAGGCAGCATTGGATGCACAGGCAGCAGCTAATCGTGAGGCAGCATACGAAGAACAACAAAGACTAGGCTTCTTTGGTTCTCAGTTGTCACCATTGATGGGTGCATACGGAGCACAAACACAGTTTGCAACAACACAACAAACACCGCCTAGCACACTACAAACTATTCTTGGAACAGGATTAGGTATTGCAGGACTAGCGAGGGCATTTGGATAATGAGTAAAATATTATCAAGACCAATGTTTAAAAGAGGTGGTACCACTAACACTGGTATCATGGATGGCTTTGAGGATATAAACACAGAAGACAGAGTACAAGCATCAACTGGTAATTTCATGGGTAATGTTCAATCAATGATTGGGCCAAGACCAGAGAGACTAGCTGATCCTAGTAGACTTGATGAATTATTTGCAGGTGTTAGAGAAGCACAACAGTATGATCCAACTTTTGATGAAGGGCTGGCATTTGCACGAGCAGGTTTTAATTTAGCATCTGCACCAGGGGGCAGACCAATCACACAAATAATAGGAGAAGTTGGCCAAGAGTCTTTATCTGACTTTGAAAAAATAGGTGAAAAGAAACAAAAAGCAAAATCGGATATAGCGGCCACAAATTTACAATTAGGCTTGACTAAGTTTGAATCAGACCAAGCTCAAGATGCATCAGCTCAGGCTACGTACGACAAACTATTAGAGGTGGCACTAGATGCAGAGTTGAACCCTAACGATCTTGTGTTCTACACTAAAGAGTATTCAAGACTGGTTGATGAGCAATCTCAGTACGAACCAGGAACAGAGGATTATGAAAGAGTACAAAAAGACATAGACAATTTAAGAGCTAAATATGTTGGCCCTATAGCTAACAAACTTGCTGGTAACTTCTTACTAGCAGAAGAAGCCACTGATTATGCAGAGAAGAAAATAGTAGAGATTAATGCAAATAGAGCTGCAGAGACTCCTCCTAGAGATCCTTTAACAGAGGCAGAAGTAAATGACTTGTTACCTAAACTTACTGGTCAGTACTACGCAATCACAGCTGCAGCATCACTAAGTCAAGCAGACCCTACACTTGACCTAGCAGAGGGTGGTCGTGTTGAAGCTCAAGAGGGCACATTTGTGGCTCCCACAGAACAAGGACAATCACCAA